CGGAAGGACCCCCCTCCCTCCGGGCACCAAGCCGCGCACAACCATAGGAAGTGCGTCAATACGACAGCCGACCGCGTCAAGCGCGTAAGGCTACATAGGGGCAGCCGACCGCGTCAAGCGCGTTAGGCGACATCGTGATGGTAAGCGATGTTGAGCGAACTAGACAGCTTGCTGAGCGATATACATCTATCACGAAAGGGCACCAATGAAATCGATCAGAACGAAGTCACTAGCACTTAAAACGTCGACGCAGACGCTACGTCGCAATATTAGATGGTTTAATTACTCTCATAGCGGCACTCGGCGCGTCGACGAGGGCCTTAAAGCATACTGGGATGACACCCTCGAAGCTTGCGAGAACACGCTAGAGTTCGTCATTGAATCGCGCGTCTCGGGGTGCAGCCTGGTACGTGGTGAGGAACTATATAAGAATGTCGTTCTCACTTGCCGTGGCGTACGTGCTGAGTTTCGCGCGCTGAAGAGGACGCATGATTTAAGTGCGAGACGACTCATCGGCGTGGGTTACCTCGTCGGTTTCACGCACGAGTGCAATTAGAAAGGCTGGGATGTTATGACGCGCACAGGGTTACTTGATGTTCTCCTTGACGTTGTGCTCCACCGCCAACGGGATTACGAAGTACACATGCATCGCGATGGCGATGCACTGTGCATCTCGTTTATCCATGATGAGCTCGACGAGGAGCTTCGTTTCTACCTAAGGCGTGAGAAGTCATGGACAGTTCAAGCGTATCAGCGTATCGCGCTGACGCCTGGTGGAGATGTTCCTCTCACGCTACTCATTACTAGATTCCACTTGAAGTCAGTCGTCGATGCTTTCGCGGGGAGGCACGCGTGACGACGATCTCGTTCTACTTACGGTTCGATCGTCGTGCACGCGCCTCGAGATCGAGACCCACGCGGTACGTCGCGCCGTACGGTATGGAATTGCCGCGCTCTCATTCGAGCAGTCTAGCCGTGAGGTACTACGAGGGTGTGTACTGCTCGAGTCATTTCGGGCGCGTGCTTCATGCATACCACTCTGCAGTAGGGTGCTGGGGACACGTTGCGACGGACATCTCCTATTGCACCGACGAAGAGTTCAAGATCGCGTGTGAGGTTTTCATCCTTGCGTTGTGTGACACCCCTGCACGGAGGTATCTGTGAATAGTCTAGTACTTCATCGCTGCTGTGGAGCCATCGCAATTTTCACCCGTACACTTCACGAAGGGCCACTATGAAGACGTTTAGGCGCGGTCTACACGGCGTATCTTATCGCAGCAAGCTCGGGCGACCACGCTCAGGCATAGTCGAGCCTGACCGTATGGTGCGTCACGAAATGTCGCGGCACCATTCTCATGTCGAAATCGGCTTGTACCGCGCTCGTGAGTATGTCTGCTCATGCGGATGGAAGTCTCAGCGTGAGTTTCGTTTCACTGCAACCTTCCGCGCTATGGAACACCTCGAGGAAGTCGGGCGTGATGGTTCGTGGTTCGCGACTTTCTCGTATCCCAACGTTTATGGCGACCGTACCGAGCTTGATCCCGTCGGTCGTGCATGGCGTTCTTTTTGCGAACAGTGGGTTGTCGTGTACTACGACGACGTGCGGCGTGCCTACCGTTACGTGACGGATAGGGACACGCCGCCGCGCCGAGGCCACCGAGGTGTATTGTGAAAAACACCAGCGGCGCGCCCGTCCATTATCATCCGGACGCCGCTGTGCTCATCTCAGAAGATGAGTTCGAGAGGAGGCTCGCTATGTCAGACCGCCACGTACCACTCGCGAGACTCAACAGGGCGACGCTCATCTCAGAACTTGTCTTCACGAGTCTAACCTCAATCGTCACTCTCACGAAAGGCCACCGAATGAAGGAAAGCACGAAGGCGTTTACGCATGGCTTACACGCGATGAGGGATCTATGACCACGTACAGGCTCTCGTCCCCCGATTACACTATCGAGCTCGGGGCGACTGCCGCGCGCGGTACTTACGTCGACATATGGGTGAACCCCAGTTTTCAGACGAGCGCGCCCACGATCGCGATCGATCAGTGTAGCCTCACGGTCGAGAAGGAGTGGTACGAGCAGATGCCTGACAGCGCGTGCACGCAGATAAACGCGATGCGGGATTTGTATGACTCGCGGACGTTTAATGATCTACCCAACCCCCGCTTAGACCCCATGGCCATCGCGGATCTGTGTAGGCGCTTAGGATTCCCGGGAGTCAGCGCCCTCCTCTACAGGGCGCACGAGCTGAGGCTGTGACATGCTCAGCTTACTGAGACCGAGCAGCGCGAACCCTACGGGTTTAAATAACTACATATCAAGGAAGACCCTTCCCTCGCCGTACGAAATACTTCCCGGAGTGTACTCGACGTCGATTGCTGCGCAGGAACTCCTCGCGAAGTTATGCGATCGGCTGTCAGAGGAGCTACCACCATCGGGTTCCGTCGGCTCTCTCTTGCGGCAACCCGGCGTGCCGGACGAGTGGACGAAGCTTCTCAGCGTGATGGGTGTCCCTCACGATCCCGAGGGCGTTCCACCTTTCAGTACCGCCGGTTATAGGGTGGCACTGACTGCTGTAAAAACTGGCGCGCGGCGACTCGCGCTCGCCCTTACTGCGAGATCGACGGAACGAGCGCGTTGGCTCGCGGGGCGTATGGTTGCGAGATCCCCACTCGCGCAAATACACATAAAGAAGGAGGTCACTGTTGGAATCCCTACCATGTCAGCCGATCTCGCAGTGAAGCATGGTATAATAGCGATGTGGCACGAATCCTGGCGTGAGATAGCCAGTCTCATAGTGAACGCGCGGTTACGAGAGCTTGCTGACCGCTACGGGATCGTGCTGTGTTACTTCGTGGGCCGGAGGTACCAGCCTGATAAGGTGCAGTGGGCGCCAGGGAGTACCGCAATCGGCAAGGATCGGGTCGTCATGGACTGGACGGGCCGGTGGCTTACCGCAGAAAAAGGACTCCCGGAGGTCGTTGAGCCCTCCAAATACCGTGAGCGTTTTTTATGTTGTAGGAGCAGGAAGATTAACGCGAGTCCGCTCGCCGCCACCTACCCATTGAGGCCGGTTGCGAAGGAGATAGAGCATCATCTGCATTTCGATATGCCTTTTCTGTTCCATCACACTGGCGTCGAAGACATAGCCGGGAAGATGGGTAACGCGACGAGTATGTACATGCTTGACGTCGATAATCACGACGTCAACATGCCTCCCGCGTTGCGCGATATCTTCGTCTCGTCGATCACCCGTGTCTTCGGCGGCTTCATCGGTCTGCTATCGACGTTGACGTTCAGGATGCCTCAGCTCATCAAGAACGACTACCGAGGTGGCGAGGGTGTAAAACTCGATGGCGACCCTTTCGATATTGGTACGTTCACTGCCGACTACGTCAACCCTTCGGGCCACCCGTTCACTTCATTACTCGCTAAGTACGCCGGGGCCTTCTATGTCCTCGACGCACTCTGCGAATCCGGCGACATCCCTGATGACGAGGAAGGATGGCGTGATTTCTGCAACGGCGTCTTGCCCGTTAAAGCGTTAGTCGCGGGCGACAATGTCGTAGTAGCGGGTCATTCGGGGCTCGACGTACTGCAGGCGCACTCTCAGTACGCACTTTATTCGCCGACCGAGACCTTTCTCGGACTCGTCGCGGTAAGGAGCGGTGCTTCAATGACTTGGCAGCCCAACATTTGTAGTTATGTGATCAACTTTTTCACACCGGGCCGCCCCATCGGCAGTAAACAGCGGGGAGACTGGGCCGCTGGGTGGCTTGAGAGAGCAGGCGTGTATAGTAGGTCTATTAATTATGAGGCCGCACACCGTATCGTGAATAGCACAACACGTGAAGTTCTTGGCTACGAGATGGACGCGTACGCCGCCCTGAGGCGCAGTCGTGCTGTGGTCGTCGGCCGTAGCGCCGTCGACTCGAATTTCATGCTTGACCAAGACGTGATTTACTATAAGTACGATGTAGACGACATCTCACGTGATCTCGTTGAGACGTATTTCTTAACCGTCGACCCCATCCATTATGCGTTGATGCATGAGGGACTCATATCACTGTAACAAGAAAGGACGTTTGGACGATGTACCATTTCATCTACTCAGGACACGTACATGGAGTGCCCGTTGACGAGTGGCTTGCTGCGCAGGGTGCTAAACGCGCCGATGACGCTGACGACGGGCTCTTCGTACTAGAAAACGGCATCTTAACCGCCGTGAGCGCTGAGTCACGCGAGTATGCCTCGATGGATATCAGCGACGCGAGGTTGTCCCAGGACGGTTATTACACTATGATATCCGGAGGTGTCATACTAGTGTTGGGTGCGTCTGGGACCGGGAAGACGGTCCTCGTCCAACACCTTGCCAGAACGATCCGGAGTGGGGTGACGCTCGTGAAGATCGGAGAACCGGGTGTCGGCGTCCTGCCGCTTACAAGGGCGGCGATGAGCAAGGCACTCGGGCACGTTCTCGTCCCCGGGATTTCGTGTCTGGACTCAAGTCGCCTCTTCGCCTTACGCGCCGGGTCGCTCGGCGCCGCCGCGGGCGGTATCCCTCGAGAGATGGCTGTCACATTGTCTCTCCTTGACTATGCGACATCCTTTACGGGCACCATACTATTCGTGACGATGAACTTGCTCACGGCGAGGGTCGAAGCGATCGAGTCCGCCCGAGAGCTACTTGCGGGTTCAGTCAGCGGCGTGATAGAGCTCGGAGCGACGACAACAGTTTCTCCGAGGATGAAGAAGATCTCCGGCACGATGTCGCTGCGCCCTGACAGGCGCGAAAACCGAGTATTCAAAACCGAAGTGGAGGTACCATGAGACAACCGATAGATAGAATCTTTACATACTCAACGCTTGGCACGGTCTACACTAACATCGCGACGCCTACAGACCTCGTCAATCATGCAGTGTCCGAGCTCGTGCAAGCGAAGATCGGCGCCGCGGAAGCAGCGTTTGAGGGCCCACCTGCTCCGCCTCTTCCTTTTCCGATCGGTCGGCACGCGGAGACCCTTCACGATGTCGTCGTCGTAGCACTCGCGCGAGTGAACGAGTTGATGAAGGACACGCAACTGCTAATGGCAGCCAACAAGGTGTTGTTCGCCGGAGGCGAACTTGACTACATCTGGAAGGAGCGTAGTTTCTTCACTACGCTAGACCAGTTGCACATCGGCATCGGCAATCCTCGCGTCCTGCCTGAGACACCTGCTGCCAGGCTCGCGACGTTACCCGCCGACGAGCAGCGTTTCCTCGCGAAGTTGACTGTCGCGTTGTGGAACGCGGTCGGCGTTGTGCTGTGGCGGGACGATCTCTTCGAAGTACGGACGTACACGTCGTCCGCGATCGCGTATGGGCGCGTGCCCGCGGTCGTCGCGGAGTCGAGGATCCGGGCGTTCTCGTTACCCTCTGTCGTGCGCCCTCCAGGGCAGCGTATCCTCTTCGGCACGGTTTTTAAATACGTGGAGGACGCGGCTCGTGCAATCGCGCAGCACTGTGCGAGCGCGTCGTCGCTCTGCTACTTCACGGGTCGGATCGTCGACCTGTGTATCACCGCGTTGAAGCTCGGTGATCCTAAAATGCCCCGGGCGTCTTTCGAGCCCCTTCTATCGTCGGCGAATTTCGTCACGACGACCACCGCCCGCGGTGATATGGTGCCACTCGAGGCCTCGGTCCTCGCTGGCATGGTGACCGAGATCATGGCAGCGATGCGTTCGTGTCCTAACGTGGAAGAGTTGACGGTCGCGGATTACGCGAACAGGTTCAACTGCAAGCGCATCTACGCCGCACGCGGGAAGGCGGTAGTCGCGACTATCATCACGCGACGCGTTACGGAGACGACCACGCCGACTTCGCTGATCGACGTGATCGATTTTCCAGGGGTCGGAGCAATACGTGCCGAGCCCGCGTCTACGCTACTGACGACAGGCGCGTACGATCAGACGCACGCTGCGCTATTGAAAGTCGTCGACGACGAGCTCGTCTCGGAAGCGATGTCTTTACTCTCGGAAGGCGATACACGGCGCGTCCTCCTTTCTACCGCTCCCGTGTCTGATCTCACGGCGCTCGCGATCTGCCTCGCGGGCTCCGTTGAATACGACTCCCCGCACGGAAATCCGATGGAGACCCATCACGTCAACTATCTCGTGACTGTCGATACGGAGCAAACAGGGTGGGAGAACCTCGCCGTGACCTTCATTGACGGGCGCGCGATCACGACCAAGTGGGAGAACGTGTTGCGCATGACGCGCGCCTACGAAGGTAGTCGCGACTACGCCGTGAGCGCGGGGTTGGCAGCGATTGCCTCACGACCGGGCGGAGCGACGATCCTTGCCGCCAACCCTAATAATAAGCTTCTCGAAGCGGGCAAGGAGCTCGAGATGACGGTGACCTATCCGGTATACGAGTACACTAGAGAGGAGGGGACGAGAGTAACCGGCGTCGCTCAGTCACCGGACACTATCTCCGTCGCCCCGATGAGGCTGCTAGGGATGGCGCCTTTCAAAAGCCATAAAATCGTAGCGAGCGAAGCAAGCAGGCTTGTGCTTCGCGACAAAGCCCGCCTGTTTTGCGCGATCAAGGACATTATCGACAACGCGAGCATGCCGGAGTACATCTTCGTGTCGCATGTCGATAGCGCGGAACCGATGTATAGGGCGGATGGAGCCGGCGCGGCGAAGCGCGCCGCCGCGATCGCGCAGACGGATCTGATGTACACGGACGCCATAGTCAGATTCCTCTCTAGCGCGCCCATCAAGATCGCGCACGCGGAGGCCATCGTGCGGGCGAGACGCTCGGCGCACACACCGACGACGCATTTCGAGCGCGTCGCTTATCTGCAGACGGTGATGCAGTACCTCGACCGCTTCGTGACGCGTGTGTTCGCCGTCCCCCCTGAGTTTGTAGAGATCGTGAGACGAATCGAGCAAACAGCGATGTTCACGCGTCACGCACTCTACACCATCGGGAGGGAAGGCCTGTGATATACGACGAGCACGACACGAAGACGTACGTCGACCCCGAAGGAAGGATAGCACGCATCGTCC